AGGTCTCCACTATGATTGGTAGCAGTATTGTTGTTCATACTATTGTTACTACTATAGTTAGAGAACTAACCAGTTAGTCTCAACCATGACGAACCTTTCCAAATTAGTGTTGTGCTACTATAGAGATGGTCATGCCGATGGGACTATTTAATTATCTAGGTGTTTATGATGGCAGAGGCTATTCCATACAGTAATTTGATTGCTAAGAGAGTCAGACAGGGCATCCGTGATGGTGTCTCTGTCCGTGACATTATGGGTTCCATCCAGAAGTATCAGAATGCACCTAACTCACTTACTACTTTCTACAAGTTGTATGGTCAGGACATTTCAGAAGAGAAGGCTGATATTGTAGGTAAGGTTGGTAATGTTGTTATCAATGCAGCCTTGTCTGGTGACTTTAAAGCTGCTGAGTTGTTTCTTCGTTCTAAGGGTGGTTGGTCCCCTACTTCTACTATCAATGAAGTTGAACAACTAGAAGACCCTGACACTGATGAGAGTGCTATTGACAGCCTGATGACACTCTTAGGAAAGAAGCAACCTGACAATGGCGACACCCAAGAAGAAGAGTAGCATAGTCCGTCCGACGACAGTAACTAAGCCTACCATCACTGCTGATGTTCTTAGGAACTTACCTGATAGTGAAGTACAGGATTTGTTGCGGGCCTTAGGTCCAGCCAAGGCTGAGGAACTTAAGTACAACTGGAAGTTTTGGGCTAGACCTGAACAGTTAGAACCAGTTGGTGATTGGAACACTTGGGTTGCTCTTGCAGGTCGTGGTTGGGGTAAGACCAGAGCTGGTGCTGAGTGGGTTCGCCATAGGATCATGAAGGGTGACGGTATTGTTCACTGTGTTGCTCCTACTAAAGGTGATGTCCGCAGGGTTATGGTTGAAGGTGATTCTGGACTACTTAATGTATGCTGGAAGGGTGATAAGACATATCGTGGTAAACTAATTGGCTATCCTGTCTGGTCCCCTACTAACAACACAATGACATGGGAGAATGGTGCTAGGGCTGTCTTCTTCTCTGCTGAAGACCCAGAACGTCTCCGTGGTCCACAGGCATTTAGTGCTTGGTGTGATGAGTTGTGTGCTTGGAGAAATGCTCAAGAGACTTGGGACATGCTCCAGTTTGGATTACGTCTAGGACGTAGACCACAAGTTTTTGTTACTACCACTCCTAAAACTACTAAGTTGATTAGAACTGTCTTGGGTGATGATAAGACCATTGTGTCTCGTGGTAGTACTTATGATAACTCTGCTAACCTAGCTGATACCTTCTTAGAGGCTGTCAGGAAGACCTATGAGGGTACTAGGCTTGGTAGACAGGAACTCTATGCTGAGATACTAGATGAGGCATCAGGTGCCCTCTGGAATAGGGCTTTGTTAGCTTCCTGTGAGATTGAGAAAGATAGTGTACCATCCTTGTCTAGGATTGTTGTTGCTATTGACCCTGCTGTAACATCTAATGCTGAAAGTGACATGACAGGTATTGTTGTTGCTGGCATTGATGTAAATGGTACAGCTTATGTATTAGAAGATCATACGGGTAGATATACCCCTCAACAGTGGGCCTCTAAGGCCATCAGTCTCTACCATGAACACATGGCTGATAGAATTGTAGCAGAACGTAACCAAGGTGGTGATATGGTTCGCCACACTCTGCATACAGAAGATGAGACGGTCCCAGTAAAATTAGTTCATGCCTCTAGGGGTAAAATGGCTCGTGCTGAACCTGTATCAGCTTTATACGAACAGAAGAAGGTAAAGCATGTTCGTGGCCTTAATGAATTAGAAGACCAAATGGTGCAATGGGAACCCTTGGGTTCTATAGGTTCTCCTGACAGATTAGATGCTTTAGTTTGGGCAATTACTGACCTCTCCTTGAATGGTTACGCAAAACCTCAGTTAAAACTTGTCTATTCAGACAACAAAGGCTTGAGGTAACTTACCCCTCTCATATAGCAATAGCCGTTAGGCGACATCAAGGATTGCAACTAAAATGGTTAGTAAACTCTCAGAAGCGGAAGCCAAGAACACTCTTGGTGTGGCGGGTCAAAACACCCACAATGGACAAATCCGTGCTGATGAGTTCCTTCCAGAACTTCGTGGCAAGAAGGCTGTCAAGAAGTATCGTGAGATGCGTGACAACGATAGCACTATTGGTGCTGTTATGTATGCCACAGAGCAAGTACTTCGGGATGTTGACCTTAAGGTTAAACCAGCTAATGACAGCCCAGAAGCCCTTAAAGAAGCACAGTTTGTTGAATCCGTTCTTGATGATATGGAGCAGACCCTAGATGACCACATTGCAGAAGCACTATCATTCCTTTCATATGGGTTTGCTTGGTTCGAGGTGGTTTATAAACGCAGAGCTGGTCCTGACTTCCGTAGCCCTAAGAAGCGATCCAAGTATGCTGATGGCCGCATTGGTGTCCGTAAGATTGCCTCTCGGGCACCTTGGACTGTCTCTCGGTTTAATGTAGATATTAAGACTGGTGATGTGTTGGGTCTCTACCAAGAGAACACATACTTCGGTTCTAACACTAACTACATTCCTATCAATAAGTCTCTTTACTACCGTACTACAAGTTTGAATGGTGACCCTTCTGGTCGTTCAGTTCTTCGTAATGCTTATACGAGCTATGAGTATTTAAACAACCTTCAGTCTATTGAAGCTATTGCTGCTGAACGTGAACTTACAGGTATCCCAGTTGCTCGTATTCCTTCTGAGTATCTTTCTCCTGATGCTTCTTCTTCCCAAGTAGGGTTTGTTGCTAATCTACAGCAAATCTTGCGTGATGTGAAGTTTAACGAGCAAGGGTACATTATCGTACCTAGTGACACTTACCCAGACAAAGATGGTTCACCTACCAATATCCGTTTAGTTGATGTTGAGTTGATGGCATCTAATGGCACTCGTAACATTGATATTGACCCTATTGTTCGTCGTTATCAACATGACATTGCCAGAAGTGTCCTTTCAGAGTTTCTTATGCTTGGTTCTCAGGGTGGTTCTTATGCCCTATCAAAGTCCAAGACTGACTTGTTTCTTCGTGCATTAGAGAGCTACATCCAAGCCATTGTTGATGTTCTTAACAAACAGCTTGTTGAACGTCTCTGGGAGCTGAATGGTCTGAACTACGACCTGATGCCAAAGATTGTTGCTGGTGATGTTGCACCACATGATCTTCGTGAACTGGCAGCATTCTTGAGGAACCTGAATGGTGCTAATATTGATGTTAGTAGCCATCCTGAGGTCATTCAAGACCTGATGGATATTGCTGAACTTAACTACGACCCAACAGTTGGTAATCAAACACAAGAAGGAAACTAAATGCCAAGCCTAAATAACAGAGTGTTTGATAACGGTTTGACCGTATTGGATACTGAAGCTAACCGTTTAGATATTACGTCACAAGAAGCTACAACCTATGCTAATGCTACCTCTACTTACAGTCTAGGTAATAGTACCTCACTTTCCATTGCTGCTCCTAGTGACCGTGCCGCTGGTGGCCGTGAAGTCGTTGTTGCAGCTATTTCAGATGGCTCTGTAACTGCAACTGGGACAGCTACCCATTATGCGATTGTAGACACAGTTAATTCTAGGCTATTGGCTACAGGTTCTTTAACAGCATCTCAGCCAGTTACAAGTGGCAATACATTTACTCTTGGGTCATTTACAATCGGTATCCCTGACCCCGCCTAAGACTGGATTAGATCATGTCTAGCAGAATTTTACAAGAAAACAGTGATCTACTTCTTACAGAATCTGCTGATAGTGTTATCAATGATAACTTTATAGGGGCTGCTGGGTTTGTAACTGGTAATCCAGTTGTGAATAGTTCTACTATCCAACAAGTACAGATACTCCTAACCTCTGACATTACTCTTGGTGTTCCATCTGTAGAAACTACGACTATCCTGCAAGATCATAT